CATTCTGGATATGTGTGTCTTCTATTTCGCTTAGACCAGAGTCGGCCTGAAGCCGGGTCGCTGCGTTAACCTTCATTTGCTTCTCCTTAAAGAGGGAATTTATCAAACAGAGCTGCGATGCTGGTCAACCCCTCTGGCCCACCAGCTTTAATCTGTTTGGCTATGCTATGCCTATTGATCTTCAAGCTGCCCTTCAATTGCTTTAGAAAGTCATTTAGATCAGTCGCATAAAATCCGAAGTTATAGATGTCCAGGTCCGAGCTACGGAAATGAAGCTCAAAATATAGCTCGCCCTCGTTCCGTAGCTCAGCATTCCACAGTGGACCTGACCATTGTATGGACTTGTTGGCTACTTTGCCTCGCCCAAGAGCCTTACACAGGAGTTTGATTACCTGCTTTAGGTCCTCTATAGAAGCAGCCACCAACCTAGCAGCCGCATTGATTCGAGTACCCATGATTAATCACTAGAGCTGGTCTCTGAAGAATTTCTTACAGCCACTATATTTAGTAACTGGGCCATCTATAACAATGATGTCAGAATGTGGAATAAACTGTATGTGAAGACCAACATTTTCTGAATAGGGGGCAATGATATAGGTAGCACGTTTTGAGACTTCCAAGTCAAAGAACCGGGGATCAACTGCCTCCTTTATCGTAGCTATTTTATCTTTGATACTTGCTGGAGTGATTGCCAACTTTGCAGTGACAAGCCAGCTACCATCCTCTATTGAGATATTCTTTGCCCCTATTCCTAATTCATCGAGGATCTTAAGAACGTCTCGTTTAGAAAGGTTATTAATAGCGGCCGCCAACCGAGTTGCTGCGTTAAGTTTCATTTGCTTCTCCTATTAAATTGAATTTTGTGGATCAAGAATCTTCCCAGTAGTCGTATCGGAAGGAAATCTGAAGCGTAATGAGATTCGATGCAGAACCATCCAGAGGAACTTCAGTAACGGTTTCAGGCCACAAGCCAATGATATTGCAGGTCCTTACGACTTCAGGTATGTCGTTATAGACCACAATCTGCGCATTCACTTTATAGGCAGCAGCAATGGACCCACTATTGTTAGTCCACGACCGCATTTCATCATGCCACCTCTTGAACTTCTCACGGGTGGACCAATCAGCGGTTTCCAGAAAGGTAGCATTCAGGGTATGCGTATAAATACGACGGCCCGCATACTGAAGGGAGACGCCATGCAAAGCGACTTCCATATTATCCATCCCTGAACCGGGGAGATCAGTCGTCATGCATTTGTAAGTCAAATCACGGGTATCTGAAGAACCTGGGATTGTTGGCAGGAAAAGATCGAAGTTCCAGGAAGAAGCCGGATCCTGAAGCGATAGAACATCAAACAAAGAAGAACGTGGCATTATTAGCTCCTTCAGTTCAGTAAATAATGTGTTTAAGGAGGATCGTATGATACTTGAATCTGAATTTGAAAACGACGGATTTATTGATGATATTGCGGAAGCCTTTATTAAGGACCAGTTCGACAGCTCTGACCTAGATGACGAAGTGAAGGAAGTTCTGGGTAATGCTATTGCATATGGCATGCTTCACGCCCTGCTTACCGTAACCAATGGTAAACCCATTAAAGATGCTGAGGGTAAGGTAACAGACGTGAAGTATTACACCATTGAAGAGCTATTGGTTCAAGCAGAATCGCGATTGGGCATCGATGTAGAAGAGCAAGAACCACCTAAATCAGATACCGGTGTCTTGCATTGAACCAGAAAGCTTGCCTGCCAGTCGATCCCCAACAGTCCCTTCTTGCTGGGGTGTGGATCATGTATAAGCTTTAGCGTATGGTCATTCTGCACTTGACCAACACATGCATGAAACACACCACTAGCATTAGGGCTGGGTCCACTTATGTAGCAGTAAGTACCTGGTGCATAATACACCGGATTAACATGCCACAGCATCTCCAAACCCCGTTCAGCTAGCCAGTCGTCAATCAACGTATAGAAGCCATTAGAGCCCGGCGTGTACGTTGATATCTGCGCAAAGTGCGGTACATCCTTTATAGGCAAGTCCATAAGACTAGCTATAACAGCCCTCCCACAATCCCCGCATTGATCGTTATCAGGATCGTACAAGAACTCTTGATCTTGAGGTGTCATTATAAGCCCTAGGCACGGTTCTTACGGTTTTCGCTAACACTCATTGCAGTACCCTGAGTTATATGCACCGACACCTTACCTGAGGAGGACGGCTCTGACAGTCTAACAGCAGGTACATATATTATTGGTGTATCTTCAGAGTTACTTGGAGTGAACACGTTATAAATCTTAGCTTCCTGGGTATTTAGAATCCGCTTAATACGACGCTTTTTCCACCCTTCGCTCATAAGAGCTTTACCTAGCCTCAGTGCATCAGCTTTTTGAACAATAGCCACCAATTGGCCACTCTTCATAGGAGGGCTAGAGCTGAATTTAGCAGAAGGGCATAAAGACTTAACGTAGGTCGCAAGGTCCTTTACCTTGGTTCCCTCGTACTCAGCCTTTAGTCTAGCTGCTGCATTAATCTTTATCATGTGGTTCTCCAACGAAGGTCAAGGGCAGTTTAACTGCCCTTGATCCCTTAGCCCTGCCCAGTTACTTGAGTAAGAACTTCCTCAAACGACACACCCTGTTTAGAGATCACGATCTGCAACTGAATCTCATGGATAGGTATGGTCGGCACGATGATGACCGTAACCCTACGGATGCCCGAGTTGAACATAGCAGCCGAGTTATTACGGGTATCCGATATAACCTGATAGCTAGTTAAACCTCGTGCGTTCTTGATCAGTTCCAGGTAGTCAGAGCAAGAGCCTACGATCTGCCGACCCGTGAAGTCATCGTTGGGTTCTTGCAAGCTGTAGAGCAGGAACTGGTACAGCGAAGTCTTGATGACGTTGACAATCCGACGTACCGATATCCAAGACAACGCAGACTGTTGGGCGCTAAGTGTCTGTTGCTCCCACAGCGCAATGCCCTGACCAATGAAAGTCCTCGTGTAGTTGACTTGGGCCTTAAACAGTTGAGTTGCCTGCCCATCGTCATACGTATAACGGGTTTTCAGAACGTTGACTAAGCCTCGATTCAAGCCTGCTATCGAGAAGCTTGGGTTAGCTACCCGGTCAGTACGGGCGCATAGTGCAGCAGCCCACCCAGAGAACGGTACATACTGCTGCTTGCCATTGATGTTATCGGCTTCCAGAACGTCCGGGCAGAACAAAGCACTATACGAGGAGTTAAGATTCAGCTCCAAGTTACGATAGTTCAGGGCATCTTGCATTCTCTGCTTTGCAGACGGCACGTCCAACATGCCCACTGTATCGCCACGACCTTGGGACAGAGTGTCCATCGCCAATTGAACAGTAGGGTTAGCATGGCCACCGTTGATCAGCGTATTAATACGATAGAGCTGCTTGTTCTTGAAGATATCGTAGGCAGCCGCTACATCAAACGATGTGGGTGCCGAGCCGCTGGTACCACCAGCCAGGTTCTCCCGATCAACTGTATTAACAGGCGGTATGGAGACCAAAGCACTAACGTTCGATGTGACATTGAATGCCACACTGAAGGGGTTAATACGTTCCTCTAGCTCCGTCGACATTCCTGTATCATCAGTGTTGGGGCCCAACGTGCAGAGATAACTCTCAACAGAAGGGATACGTTCGTCATACAGATTGACAGTGAACGTTGGGTCAGGCGGAGGCAAATCAGCAGGATTGGTGATTGGCTTACGGGCAGTATTCGGTGTTATCGAGCCAGTGTCCAAGAACTCGTAAGTACCTTGACCTATTTCGGCCATAAGGCCGATGTTGGCCGATGTTTGTAGCCGCCCATATACGCGATAGCCTATGGCCAGCGGTATAGGATCCCACGATACCGTTACCGAATTGGTGACAGCTACACCAGCAATCACTACTATAGCGGGTACTGAAGCCAGTGTTTCGCCGTTCTTACCCAATGCCGACACCGAATACTGATAGGTACCAGCAACCATAGAGCCACCGGTGGCAACCGAAGCGGCATCCACGTTAGTAGGTGCATCAATGTTATTCGATACTATGCTAGCCGCTAGTTCATCAGCGAACGAACCAGGTCCTTGCTTAGGCCAAAACAAAGCGATGGGTATATCGGTAGGCGACGGGATTAATGATTCCCAGTCTGGGTTCTCTGGGTCGGCTATGCCAGCCGTTATGGGCTCGAAAGCCATGGTAGTGCCATCGCTATACAGCAGAAGGCCAGCATAAAGCGCATCGTTATGCACGGCACGGCGTGCCCATAACGCATTGCCTTCCCTGAAGAAATCGAGACCGCAATATACGTCGAACGATACAGAAGCATCGGGATTGCCGTATTCAGCAATATAGTCATCGGCATTCGTAAAGAACTTAGGCTCAGGGGAACCTTGCTTGGCCACCACAACCTGGCAGCCTACGGCCGTACTGTTCGAAGTAATGACCGTCGATAGATTGATTTCCTGGATGCGAACGTCAGAGGCTCTTTGTTCAAGAATAGTCATTACTCTTCTCCATCTTGTTTTTGCTCTTCAACTACCTTTTGCTCCTCAACCACTTTAATAGCCTTTGGACTAAGGGCCCGATAGTTGTCATCGACTTTGCAGCCGACTCCTATGTGTGCTCTGCTGCGAGGCATAAGCTGTACATGACTAAGCCTGTTATCCGGCAAACGAATCTCTACCTGCAGAGTCTCGCGCGTTAGATTAATCAAGAGCTGTCGCATCACTACTCCTTATTAAACGAAAAGAATTGATACCCAGGCACTGATCCATCAGGATTTAGCACTAACTCCTCTACGTCTAGCTGCTGTATTACCCCCTTAGTGCCTAGAGACGCTTCAGATATATATCCGTGTATGGTGGCCGTTGTTACTGTTTTATAGACCGTTTCCTGCTCAACGCTATTCTCCCTTGGCGGTAATGTCAGGCTTTCCGACATGGTTACACCTACCATAGGAGTCAACGATCCATAGTTGATATTAAATTTGAGGTACCCTAAACGCCTAGCAAACAGCCAACGTTTGACGAAAGCCAAAACAGAGCCCTGCTCCAAGCCTTGATACCTATTTGTGTAGTATTCGATCTCGATTTCGAAGTTGGCAGGCATCAGCCTTACTGTATGCAAGAAGCCGTCTTTAACTACGGTAGTCAAGCCTCGGCGTGCCAAGCTTTGGTTCACATACGACTCATTGTTGGAAGCCAATGTCTGAATGGTAAACAAGGCATAAGGGTAAGTAACTTCACGGCCCCCAAATACCCTCTCCAAAGCCTTCATCTTATCGGTTGCTGTAGCGTACAGGCAGATACAGTTGAACACTTGCTGGAATCTAGAACTGAATCCAGCAAGTACATAGTCCTCTAGGGGTTGGATCTTGGATTCCATATTAAACATGCCCCACAAAAGAAAAATGGTCCGGTAGCACAGTTAAGAGCTACCGGACCACCTGTGCAGTTTATTACTTTTTGCTGCGCTTTGGTTCCATGGAGGCCAGGATCGATGCGAATTCAGCGTCGAACTCTTCATCCGATTGGTCCTCGTCTTCCACTTCTTCTTCGAAGGTTTCAGACTCAACGACCTCATCGGTCGCGTCGTCTTCAACTACTTCGGCTGCGTCATCGCCTTCGTTGATCAAGCTATCGACTTCATCAGCATCAAAATCGATCTCGTCTTCGTTGGCTTTCAAGCGCTTGGTAGCTTGAACTTGAGCTGCCTTAGCCTTGGCTTCCGTCTTGGCCTTAGCCTTGGCATCTTCCTTAGCCTTTGCTTGCAGTGTTACTGCCTGCTTGTTGGAGGCCTCGATAACAGCCACAGCATGCAGTGCATCTGGGGACATAGCCGCTTTAGCAAACAGCTTGGCTGCCTTAACTGCTGCACCCTCACCGCCTTTGCGATACACCGCTACGCCCAGAGCCATGTAGTCCAACGCCCTATTGTAGGTCTTCATATTCGTTTCTCCTATTGGATTAGAGGCGTACGCCCTTAGCGATGGAACGGCTGTTGGCGATGGAGATAGCGATCTCTTCGTGGATGACCCAACCCTTGCCTGGGATCTGTTCGACAGTGATATCGGTCGGGCTCGATTGCAGGCCGCCGCGATCAGAGTAACCACCGTGATTCAGCTTGTCAGCGATCACGAAGAATTCGCCTTGGTTCAGAACCTTGTGTTCCGGATGACGGTAGGCATCGGAAGTGATGGTCATGCCGTACATAACAGCCAGTTCGCCAGTCAGCAGCAACTCGTGGCGAGCAACCGGATCGATTGCTTCGTAGAACTCAGAGTTACCGATGATATCAGCATACAGGTCAGCTGCGATCAGGACGTGCGGTGTCTTCAGGCCCCAACGAGTAACGTTGACCACGACTTGCATCAGTGTGTACGGTGTGAGCTGACCGCTGACGATTGCCAGGTTGTTGTCAACGCCAACCAGTTGGTTAGCTTGGTTGTACCAGAGACGGTCTTCCGAAACCATAACGGCTTCAGTAGCTTCAACGAACTTCTCTTGCAGAACGTCACCAGCGCTTTGATTCAGTTCGTTCTGGGTAATGAACGGACGAGCGATGATGGACAGTTCCGGCGGGTACAGCCATTTGTCACGAGTGATCTGCGATTGAACGCGAGTCGGCGAAGTGGACCATACAGCAGTCACGTTCTTGGCGCGGACCGGGAAGCGCGGGATGGTGCCTTGCGCAACGTCGATCTTGGCCAAATACTTACGCATGAAGCCTTCACGATTGGCAGTCATGTAGAGGGACTCAGCAACGCGCTCACCCAGGATACGGTGTGCTGCTGCGTCATTGAAAGCAGCCTGAACCAACTCACGGTTGATCTTGGACTGATTTTCCATTGCAGTTGCTTGAGCAGCAGTAACGACTTGACCGTTAGAAGCGGCTTGCAAGAACTGCACTTGACGTTGCAGAAGTTCCTTCTTGGACGATGCATTCAATTCGCCCTTGGCGCCGATGGCCAGACTGCCGTCATTGAAACGATAGTCTTGAGCAACAACTGGAGTGCGAGCTGCACGTACTTTGAGTTTGGTCATTATTACTCTCCTTAATTAAGCAGCGCCTGGCGCCGAGAAGTCGATACCAAGATACGGATAATCTTGACTCGGAACCGCAACCACAACAGCGTTAATTGCAACACCAGAGCCAGCTTGGCTAGTCAGTTGGCCATTGGCTGCCAGCTTGATGCCGGTAACTGCTGCCCAGTTGACGGCAGCATCGAACTCTGTAGTGTACAGAAGACCGCGGCGTGCCAAACCGATTTGGCCGACATACGCACCGCTGTACCCACCCGGAGTTACGTCACCCATCAAAGCACGAGCTTGTTGAACGGTCAGTGCATACTTGTAGGTCACGCTGATATTCAGGCCCGAAGTCAAACCAGAGATGCTATTGCCGGTTACGGTAGTGCCAGTAACAACAGCGCCAGTGGCGTTATTGATGATCAGCACTTGACCAGTTACTGGAGCGAACTGGACAGTAACGATACCAGTCGACGGCACAACGAACTTCTCAACCTTGTTGGTGAAACCTTCAGCGAAAGGAGCAGCCGAAGTGCCAGCGATAGCAAAGCCAACGAACTTGTCAGCGGAAGTGCCAGTCGACGGCATAACGCCATTTGCTTGGGCGTTGTTTGCACGAACAAGCGCGATACCTTCAGCACCGATGATGACGCCCGGGGCTACGGCAGCTTCGCTCGAATCAACGAGTTTGGTGTATGGCAGATAGAGCATTTAAACCTCCTTGAAAGAATTACACAATAAAACTACGTTTTGTGATTTTTAGAACAATGACTTTTCCCCATTAAGAATAGAGGCGGCCGCAACAGAATACCCAGCAGTCTTGGCCGTAACTACTTGACGTGGAACACCCGGTTTGTTTAATGCAGCAGTAACGGTCGTTACGTCATCCACAAACTCATCATCGTTGAAGTCGTCATCGGCGCCGATCTGAACACCTTCTTCCAGTTCGTCATCGCTAACCATATCAACGTCTTCAGAGGTCATATCGAGGCCAGCTACAAACTCATCCCGCACAGCTTGTGGCATAGCGGACAGTTTGGTTGCCAACGTCACAATCGCTTTAGCGTAGGACGGGCCATGAGCAGCAAACACACGCTCAACCAACTTAGCGCCACCACGTAGGCCAGCCAGTTGCAGTTCCTTCTCCAGGGCGGCTTTCAGTTCATTCGGCTGGTCCTTGAAGAAGCCACGGTGGATACCAACAGAAGCGATTGCCAACGATTGCTCGAAGGCTGCTTCTTTGGAGGCGCTTACCTTACGTACGGCTGCGGTAGCTGCCTGAACCTTACGTTCAACCCTAGCGTTTACTGTTTCTTGCTTGGTCACATCGACTTTCGCCATAACGAAGCCCATGCCGGTCAAGCCCTGACGCAAGCCCTTCTTAACCATTTCCGAAGCTACAACATCTTGGAATTGATCGCTCATATAAACGTCGGCGTGCTTCGCTGCATCTGCGGCTGCCTTAGTCATGGTCGCTATGATACGGCTGCCTTTGATGACCATCAAACGGCTACCAAACGAAGCAAAGACCACATTGTCCACATCTGAGTCATCAGTGCCATCAACGTCAACGATAGGCATTGCATCGGAAGCCACGGTCTCATCCTCTTCAGCAACGTCTTCTACATCACCAACGTCCTCCACAGCCTCTTCGTCTTCAGCTTCGAATTCTTCCTCTTCGTCCTCTACCGGAGCGTCCCAATCAGGATCTTCGTCATCCTCGTCTTCATCCTCGTCTTCATCCTCGTCGGCTGTCAGGATGTTGGGCGTATCGTTGTTTTCGACTTCTTCACCATCTTGAGGCGTGTGCAACGATGCAGCATCCAACTCTTCGTCATCTTCCAGGGAGTCATCTGGCAGATCGATCTCTTCTGTAGAAGCCGTGATTGCCGAATAAGTCGAACCAGGCTTGTCATCTTCCGGAT